AATCAATACTACAAAAAGTAGGAAGATGTGGATTGTAAGGATAATAACCGACATCAAGATTCCTATCAAAAGGATAAACCCTACCTTCAAAGCTCGTGAACTGAGCACCATACTCTTGGTCAAAAAGCTCTTTAGCCATATTACGTTTTCTCTCAATGAGAAATCTGTCGTCTTGACCATCAGGAAAAGCGAAGGCATTATCCCAAGATGGTGCTTGATGTGATTCCCAAAGTTCATCACTTTTTCCAAGCAAAAACAAATCATATAGCCAATTAAACCCTTCTGGCGTTGAAATAAATATCGCCTTTCCTTTTCTATCAGATAATGTGGGAGATAAATACATATCCCAAATTCTAGGTCTTACTTTAGCTGCCTCATCTATGATTAGTAGATCCAACCCTTCACCTACAAGTGAATCAGGGTTATCGGCAGACTTAGCTTCAACTGTAGTTCCCCATTTGAATTTGATATATCTTTCTTTCTCAGAAGCCTTGATAATATCGTTTTGATGTCCTTTTACCATCTTATCCCACACTTCTCTGAACATCAAGTCGGCTTTATCATAGGAAAGTCCTACAAGCCATATACGCTGATTCGGCTGGGAGGCGTAGAATGTCGCTTCCATTGCCGATGCCGTAGTCTTTCCGAAACGCCTCCCACAAACCATTACAAAAAACCTAGCAGATTCTTTGGTAGGAAAATGCAATTTACGCTGACCCTCGTGTGGCTCATAGCCTAAAAAATCAAACCATTTTTGTTTATAATTATTTAAAACTTGCATTTTAATACCTTTCTAATTTAAGTTACGAAGTAGGACAAATGCAAGATATAGTATTTTGGCATTTAAAAAACACAACATATAGGAGGGCAGTATGTCCGAAGAAAATAAAGTATCAAACGAAACAGTAGTGGAGCAGGATACAGAGAATGTTACTCAAGATAACGCTCAGAATGAGTATATAGCAGAAAGCAAAAAGTATAGAAGAAGAGCACAAGACGCTGAATCTCAATTAAGCAAATTACAAAAACAAATAGAAGCTCAAGAAAACAAAAAACTTGAAGATGAAAGACAATTCCAAGAATTGGCTAATAAATATAAATCTGAAAGAGATGAGTTTTCGCCTTACAAAGAAAAATACGAAAGTATGGTTGAGCAAAGAAAAAACTCTTTGTTAAGTAGATTGCCAGAGGATCAGCACGATAAATTTAAAAATAAAGATATAGACGTTTTAGAGTTTATGGTGGACCAACTGAAAACTAAAGCTCCAGAACCTTCTGCTAGAAATCTAGTAGGCACTAAAGGAACTGAATATGGTGGCTATGAATCTATTGAGGAATATGCTGTCAAAGACCCTAAAGGTGCTGAAAAATATCTTCGTGAGAATGTTAAGGGTTTTAGTTTTGGTAGAAAAAACCGTTAAAATTAAGGAGAAAAAATGGCTCAAAGTAGTGCAGTAAGTGATGTTGGAGTTAGTGCTGGTGGTTTAGGTACAGCCATAGCTTCAGCTATCGTTCAATTTAATAAAGCAAATGTTACTCAAAATTGTATAACAATGTCTGCTGCTCCTCAAGGAACAAGCACAGTTAAATTCCCAATTTATACAAAACACGATGTTACAGATGCTAGTTTTGGTGTAAAAAATATGGCTTCAGGTGCTGAGGAAACTGATGCTAACTTAACAAGTATTGAAACAACTGCTGTTTCATTAGAAGTGTTAAGAAACGCTATCAGAGCAGAAATTACAGATTTAGCTGCTCACGGTAACGCTGATGCTTTACTTGTTAATGCTGGTAGACAACTTGGTAATGATATAGCAAGAGAATTTGACCTTAACGTATGTGCGTTATTTGATGGTTTTGCTACATCTAAAGGTACATCGACAGAAGGTTTAAGATTTTTAGACCTTATGGACGCTGTTGCTTCGTTAGAATCTAATGATGCACCAAGACCTTATCACGGCATATTTCACCCTTCACAAATATATGGTTCATTCGGTTTATCAAATGAATTTGGTTCAACAGCAGTAAATGGTTCTAATGGAGCTTTTGGTGGTGCTGCTGCTGATATTCCTGCTGACCAATTTATGGGTGCTGGGTTTGTTACACAATTAGCTGGAATTAACATTTACACAACAACTGCTGTACCTGATGGTGCTGATGCGACAGAGAAAAAAGGTGCTGTTATGTCAGAAACAGCTATTGGTTGTGGATATATTGATTTTGGTGGTGGAAACTTTATGCAAATGACACAAGAAAGAGAAGAAGTTCAAGCTAAAACAGTATTAGTAGCTAACGGTTACTATGCAGTTGCAGAACTTGTAGACCTACACGGTGTTGAAATGCACACAGAAATATCATAATTGATATAAATATAGGGAGGCGTAAAAACCTCCCTATAACTTATTATGGAAAATAAAAAAGACATAGGCAATTTAAACAATAAAGATTTTAAATGTGAACTAGATCCTACTAACAAGTTAAAACTTGTAGAAGACAAAGATAAGGGTCAAAAAGCATATTACAACGGCAAACCAATGAAGTATATGGATTATATGCAAGAAGTTGCTAATAGAGTTGAAAGAAACAAAAAAGGCAAAGGTGCAGACAATATTGGTATGTTTAGTGGCGTAAGTTTTGACGATAATGGCAATATTATAAAACCTTAAATGGAGAACAAAATGGCAGAAGATAAAAAAGAAAAAAAAGTAGTTAAAGAAGAAGTTAAGGCTACTCAAATAAAAATTACAAAATCTAATGGTAAAGTTATATATAGAGAAAATTTAAAAGTTGTAGCTGAAAGTTATAAAGCTAAAGGTTGGAAAGTTGAGGAAGTGTAATGGGAAATAATTTAAGTAATTTTGATATTATAAGAGTTGTACCAACACTAGATACAAATGCTTACGCACAACAAGATGTATTATTTACAGGTGTTGAAATACCTAATGCTGTAATGGGCAATGGTGGCTGTTCTAATCTTATAAATATGTTTGTAGTTGATAGGTCAGACCAATCAGATGTAGATATACAATTTTTCTTTACTGAAAAAAACACAGCATTTGGAACACAAAATGCTACAGCAGATATAAGTGCAGCAAATATGAAGGCTATTGGTGTTTGTGGTTTTGCAGAATTAGATGGAAATTTAGACACTTCAGGTACCAGCATAGATAATGTAAAAATTCATAGAATAGTAGGTACTAATATAAATGACGATAACGCAGCAGTTCCTTTAACTTTACTTCAAGCAGAAAGTGATTCTACAAGTGTATATGTTCACGCTATTATAAAAAATAGTTCAACACCTACTTATGCAGCAGATTCGCTAGATTTAATATTTCATATACAAAAAAGATGAGTTTAATAGAAAGTATTAAACAACACGAAGGTTATGTTGGCGTAGTCTATAAGGATAGTCTAGGAATAGATACTATAGGCTACGGCTTTGCCATTAAAGATTTAGAATTAGATAGAGATATATGCGACATTATTTTAGAACGTAAGTTAAAGGCGTTAGAAGATAGAGTTAATTTAAAGTTTAGTTGGTATAAGTATATGCCACAAGAGATTAAAGATGTCGTAATGGAAATGTGTTATCAATTAGGTGTTACAGGCGTTTCTAAGTTCAAAAAAACATTAGCATACTTACAAGATAAACGATGGGAAGAAGCATCGGTAGAAATGTTAGATAGTTTATGGGCAAAACAAACACCTAATAGAGCAAAAGAATTAAGTAATAGAGTAAAAGAGGTGGATAGTGGACATTGACAGCATAAAAGTTGGTGGACTTGGTTTAAGTGGATATGTAGTAAACTGGGCAAACATATTTAGTCCAGTAGTTGAAGTGGGGTATATGATTGTACTTATTGCTTATTTTATGTATCGTATTAAACAAATAAAAAGTGAGATAAAGTAGATGAGTAAAGGTGTAGTTAAGAGAGTAATCGTAACGCCTGATAAACACTTTCCTCTACACGACCAACCTTCCATAAATGTCCTAAAACAGACTATTGAAATAGTCAAGCCAGACGCTTATGTAGACTTAGGTGATGTTGGCGAATGGGAAGCGTTTTCAGCTTGGAAATATAAACGCAAAAAAGCTCCTCCTCTGGAGTTCTTAATAAAAGATTTCGAACAAGATGTAAAAGATGTCAATGCAGGTATGGATCAGATTGACGAATCTTTAGATAAAGTAAACTGTGAAGAAAAATACTTTACTGAAGGTAATCACGATAACTGGTTAAATATGGCTGTAGACAAATATCCTTATATACCACAGTATAAGTTTGCTAATGCAGTAGACTTAAAGGGTAGAGGTTATAAGTATATTCCCTTTGGAAAAAAGTTAAAATTGGGTAAATTATACTTATATCACGGACACGAATATGGTGGACAATACCATACTAGCAATCATTTGCGTAAACTAGGTGCAAATGTAATGTATGGACATTGGCACGATATACAACAAATGTCTGCTACCCATTTAGACGGACCAAAGTCTGCGTGGAGTATTGGGTGTTTGAAAGATATGAGTAGTGAAGCAAATGAGTGGCTTAATGGTAGAAGTGTTAATTGGGCTCACGCTTTTGCAATAGTAGATTTTTATAGAGGTGGACTATTTACAGTTCACATTATACAGATAATAAACGGCAGAACTTCGTTATGGGGTGAATTAATAGACGGAAATGGGAAATGATAGTGCAGAAAATGATAATACAAGCAGCAGTCAAGCTGTTATCAAAGCAATTCAAATTAGATAAAATCCTAAAATACGTTGAAGAACCAAACGAGTTAGATGATGAGGTTGCAAGACTTCGTGATCGTGTCGAGCTTTTAGAAGCAATTATAAAGGAGAAGTAATATGTTAGATTTTATAGTAAACAATTCAGATTTACTAATGGGTGGTACAGGTGGAGGTATTGTGCTATATATCCTCAAAAAGGTACCAAATAAGCAAATATGTGCTTGGGTTGAGTCAATATGCTACAATGCAGGTAAAGTTATGACTTTAGGGCTATCTAAGTGGAAATTCAGTAAGAATATATGGAACAAAACGATAGAACCATATTTTATTGATTTACTGGATAACTTTGTAGGATCAGCAGTTAGAGGGTTCATTAAAGGGTTACGAGTAGATTAATGCCATATCAAAAGACAAAAGAAGGTAGATTAGTTAATGAAATCACTTTAGGTGATGGCTATCCTTTGTCTAATGATTTACAACCATTAAAAATAGGTGGGGAGGCTTCTGTAATAGAAATCTCCCACCCTTTACCTGATGGTAGTGATAATGGTTTATTTAAGGTTAATGGCGACCTAGATATTACAGGTACACTAAAAACTAAATTATCACACGATTTAATTTATGACTTTGATGATGAAGTCAATACATTAGCACAAGCTAAAGTAGATGCTTTAATAGACTCTGCACCTGCTGCACTAGATACACTTAATGAACTTGCTGCTGCACTTGGTGATGATGCTAACTTTGCTACTACAGTTACTAATAGTTTAGCATTAAAAGCACCATTAGCAGCACCTGCATTTACAGGTAATGCAACATTTGATTCTACTACATTAGCAATAGATGCTACTAACAATAGAGTAGGTATAGGTACTACAAGTCCTCTTACACCTTTGCATATAGAATCTTCAGTCAATGCTTTGTCAGATAGAGATGAACCTGAAAATTATCATTTACTGTTAAGAAATCCTGCTAATG